TAACTTAGCCGAGGAAATTGAAGAGGGTGCGCTGCAGTCACTTGCAGGCGACCTGTCAGGCGACATTGACAACGACAAAAGCTCCCGCAAAGATTGGGAGAAGGCATACACCGAAGGCTTGAAGCTGCTCGGACTCCAATACGAAGAGCGCACAGAGCCTTGGTCAGGCGCATCGGGCGTGTTTCACCCCATGATTACCGAGGCAGTTGTAAGATTCCAGTCAGAAACCATTACCGAGATGTTCCCCGCAGCGGGCCCTGTACGTACAAAGATCATCGGTAAAGAAACTCCAGCGAAGACAGAGGCAGCGGTGCGTGTCGAAGCTGACATGAACTACGAACTGACAGAAGTCATGCGCGAGTTCCGCCCTGAGCAAGAACGCATGCTGTGGAGCCTACCGGCCACGGGCTCGGCGTTCAAGAAGGTGTACTTCGACCCGAGCTTGGACCGCCAAGTTTCGATGTTCATCCCCGCAGAAGACATCATTCTCCCCTACGGTACGACCGACTTGGACACTTGCTACCGCATCACCCACGTCATGCGCAAGACCAAGAACGAGATTGTGAAACTACAAAAGGCGGGGTTCTACTTAGACATTGACCTGCCGGATACCAACAAAGAATCCACTGACATCCAAAAAGCCAAGGACAAAGAGACCGGCTTTAGCGATATGAATGACGATCGGTTCACGATCTACGAGTGCCACGTAGACTTGGACATCGAAGGGCTGGGCGACTCCGAGGATGACGAAGGGGAAGCAACAGGCATTGCGCTGCCGTACGTAGTGACGATGATTAAGGGTTCCAACGACATTTTGGCAATCCGCCGGAATTGGTTGGAAGACGACAAACTTAAACTGAAAAGGCAGCATTTTGTCCATTACCAATACATCCCCGGATTCGGAGCGTATGGCTTCGGCTTGTTTCACCTTATTGGTGGCTTCGCTAAGTCCGCAACCAGCATCATGCGCCAGCTTGTCGATGCAGGAACTCTCTCAAACCTACCGGGCGGGCTTAAAGCAAGGGGGCTCCGCATTAAAGGTGACGATACACCGATTGCACCCGGCGAATTCCGCGATGTAGATATTGGCTCTGGCGCACTGCGGGACAACATCCTGCCACTGCCGTACAAAGAACCAAGTCAAGTGTTATACACGCTGCTTGGCAACATCGTAGAAGAGGGCCGCAGGTTCGCATCTACAGCGGATATGAAGATCAGCGACATGTCCGGCCAAGCCCCTGTGGGTACCACTTTGGCCCTGTTGGAGCGCCAGTTAAAGGTGATGTCGGCCGTACAAGCCCGCCTGCACTACAGCTTCAAACAAGAGTTGCGCCTTCTGGCGGTCATTATTCGGGACTACACCGATGATGACTACGACTACGAGCCCGATACAGGCGTTCCAAGCGTCAAGAAGTCTGACTACGACCATGTGGACGTAATTCCCGTCAGCGACCCTAATGCGGCCACCATGAGCCAGCGCGTGGTTCAGTACCAAGCGGTTATGCAGATGGCGCAGTCGGCTCCAGACATTTACAACATGCCCAAGCTACACCGCAACATGCTGGAGATTTTGGGAATTAAGAACGCCGACAAGCTCGTACCCCTGCCCGAAGACCAGAAACCTAAAGACCCCGTGTCTGAGAATATGGCCCTTTTGAAGGGCGAGCCTGTTAAAGCGTTTCTGAACCAAGACCACAGAGCGCACATTGCGGTGCACATGTCAATGATGCAGGACCCCACGATTGCGGCCAATATCGGGCAAAACCCCAAGGCTCCGGTCATTTCGGCTGCTTTAATGGCCCACGTTGCCGAGCATACGGGCTATATGTACCGCAAACAGATCGAAGAGCAGATGGGCATGCCCCTACCCGCCGAAGACGCAGAATTGACCCCAGAAATCGAGAATGCGCTATCAGGAATGCTTGCACAGGCGGCGCAACAGGCACTGCAGATGAACCAACAGCAAGCGGCTCAGCAACAAGCTCAGCAGCAAGCGCAAGACCCACTGGTCATCATGCAGCAGCAGGAACTCCAGATTAAACAGGGCGAGTTGCAGATTAAATCTCAGGAAGTTAACCAGAAGTACCAGATCGAACAAGCCAAACTTCAACTGGAAGAAAAGCGTTTTGTTACAGATGCCGCAGGAAAAGCTGATGCAAATCAGCTCAAACGCGATCAGCTCGAGGCCGACATGCAGCTAAAAGGTACGCAGATTGGTGCCCAAATCAAGGAAAGCAACCAAAAGCAGACCTTCGACCAAGAACACGCCGGGATCAAACTCGGCGCACAGATCGCTAAAGACAAACGCGATCAAGCCCTGACTGCTGTGCAGTCGCTTCAACCACCTAACCCAACGGAATAAAAATGCTTCAAAAATTCGCAAGCGTATTGCGCGAACAAATACGCACGGACATGAACAATTATGCTGACGACATAGCTGGTGGGGCTTGTCGTAACTATGAAGAGTATCAAAAACTTTGCGGTGTTATTCAGGGTCTAGCCACCGCAGAGTCCTACCTGCTGACCCTGCTAAAGAAAGTCGAAACAGATGAGTGACCTTATCTTGCCCCCGGGAATAACACTCCCGCAAACGATTCAACCGGCAGAAATGCCTGCTGAAGATGCGACAAACGAGGAAAAAGCAAGCCAGCTACCGGAACCTGCGGGTTACAAGCTGTTGTGCGTGGTTCCTGACGTATCCGAGACGATCGAGGGTACTAACCTCGTGAAGGCTTCCGACATCATGCGTCGTGAAGAACAGACAACATCCGTGCTGTTTGTAGTCAAAGTTGGCCCAGATGCGTACAACGACAAAGAGAAATTCCCCAACGGACCTTGGTGCAAGGCGGGAGATTTCGTAATGACGCGTACATACACAGGGACCCGCTTCAAGATGTACGGCAAAGAAATGCGGTTCATCAATGACGACCAGATCGAAGGCGTAGTCCAAGACCCGAGAGGAATCACACATGTCTGATTTTAAATTTCCAGATGAGCTAGAAGACGACAACATTGAAATTGAGATTAGCGGTAAAGATACCGAAATCGAAGTTGAAATTGTTGATGACACCCCCCAGCGCGACCAAGGGCGTAAGCCACTTGACCGTGAAGTAGCTGACCCGACCGACGAAGAAATCGAGTCCTATTCGGACAAGGTTAAGAAGCGGATTACGGAACTGACCCATGCCCGTCACGACGAGCGCCGTGTCAAAGAAGCAACACTTCGGGAAAAAGAAGAGCTAGAACGGTTCGCCCAGAACTTGCTCCACGAAAACAAACGCCTAAAAGGGTTCGTGGAAGACGGCACTAAGCACATTGCAGCTAGCTCATTGACAAGTGCGGAAGCGGAAATGGCCGCAGCCCGCCGTCAATTCAAGGAAGCGCAAGAGGCTTTTGACACCGATGCTATCATTGCAGCCCAAGAAGCGATGACAGACGCAAAGTTCCGTTTAGAGGCTGCAAAGAATTTTCGCCCAGCCCCTTTACAAACGTACAGCGATAGTGTACAAACGCAACAACCGGCACCAGAAGTGGTGCAACCCGACGAAAAGACACTGCGCTGGCAGGCAAAAAACCAGTGGTTCGGGACTCCGGGATTTGAAGAACTAACCAGCTACTCACTAGGGCTGCACCAGAAGCTAGTGAATTCGGGTATGAACCCGCGTAGTGATGAGTATTTCGAGCAGATTGATGCTCGCGTAAGAGGTAAGTTCCCTGAAGTTTTTGGGAGAAGCCAAACCGAAGGCACCAAGCGTCCTGCATCTGTGGTCGCTCCGGCGACTCGTTCGTCAGGAGCAAAGAAGGTTCAAATTTCGAATACAGCGGCAGCGCTGGCTAAGAAATTTGGATTAACCCCGCAGCAGTATGCTGCTCAAGTAGCAAAATTGGAGTCTTAATATGGCAACCCGTGAATCTCGTGATCTTTCTTCCCGCGACAAAAATGTGCGCGCTGTGTATGTCCCCTCGAGCACTTTGCCCGATCCAACACCCGAACCCGGATACACGTATCGCTGGATTGCGACGCATGTACTAGGCCAGAGTGACCCTACTAACGTGTCTCGCAAGTTGCGCGATGGCTGGGTACCGGTGAAAGCAGATGACCATCCAGAGCTAATGCTGGTAGGTAATGAGAAGACAGGTAACGTCGAAATTGGTGGGCTGATGCTTTGCAAAATGTCGTCCGATCGCGTCGAAGCTATGTCAGACTATTACAACGACCAAGCAAGAACTCAGATGGAGTCGGTGGATAACACGTTTTTACGTCAAAATGACCCACGTATGCCGTTGTTTTCAGAACGCAAGTCCTCGATAACGCGTGGTGGGTTTGGTTCAGGTCTTAAATAATAGGAGTCCTTAAATGGCATCTACAGCTTCTCCCTATGGGCTACGTCCCATTAACCGTATTGATGGCATGCCTTATGCTGGTGCAACTCAGACTTTTCTGATTGACCCTGCTGGCGAAGCCACCAATATTTTCTATGGTCAGGTGGTCATTATTGGCGCGGACGGCTATTTAGCCATCTCTACCGCCACTGGTGCCGACATTACGACCAACAACCTTGGCGGCAGCGGCATCGGTGCGATCGGCGTTTTCGTCGGTTGCCAGTACGTCAATGCACAAGGTCAAGTGATTAACTCTCAGTACTACCCCTCCGGCACAACCGGTGTGGTAACAGCTAAGGTTATTACTGACCCAAGCGTTGCGTTCCAAGCACAGCTAGATGGTTCTGGCGCTCAATCCGTTTTGGGCACTAACACCTTCTTTGCCGCTGTACAAAGCACCAGCACAGGTTCCACTACAACTGGTAACTCAACCAGCGCTTTGGACGCTACAGTGCAAACCACTGCTGCGGCTTTCCGTATTGTGGGCTTTGTTGAGGTTCAAGGCTTCTCGGCAATCGGCGATGCGTTCACTGATGTGTTGGTTAAGTTCAACCCCAGTGCTCACTCGTATTTAAACAACGTCGGTTTGTAAGGAGCTAAATCATGGCTATTTCACGCGCACAACTACTTAAAGAACTGCTCCCCGGATTGAACGCATTGTTCGGTTTGGAATACGCTCGCTACGGCGAAGAGCATAAAGAAATCTACGAAACAGAGTCATCTGAGCGTAGCTTTGAAGAAGAGACCAAACTCGCCGGTTTCGGTGCAGCACCAGTCAAGAACGAGGGACAGGCCATTGCTTATGACAATGCCCAAGAAGCGTTCACGGCTCGCTACAACCACGAAACCATCGCGTTGGGCTTCTCCATCACTGAAGAGGCTGTGGAAGATAACTTGTATGACTCACTGTCTGCTCGTTACACCAAGGCTTTGGCTCGCGCTATGGCGTATACCAAGCAAGTTAAGGCTGCTGCTGTTATCAACAACGGCTTCACTAACTCGTCTCAGTACTACGGCGGTGACGGCGTACCTTTGTTCAGCACTGCACACCCCTTAGTCGGTGGTGGAACCAACAGCAATCGTCCTACTACTGGCGCTGATTTAAACGAGACTTCCTTGGAAGCCGCCGTTATTCAGATCGCCGCTTGGGTGGATGAAAAAGGTCTGTTGATCGCTGCTAAACCTCGTAAGCTGATCGTTCCTCCATCTTTGATGTTCGTTGCTACTCGTTTGTTGGACACCAACCTCCGTGTTGGTACTGCTGATAACGACATCAACGCGTTGAAGAACAATGGTTCGATTCCTGAAGGCTACTGCGTTAATCACTACCTGACCGACACAAACGGTTGGTATTTGACTACTGACGTGCCTAACGGCTTGAAGCATTTCGAGCGTACTGCATTGACCAACTCAATGGACGGTGATTTCGACACCGGAAATGTGCGTTACAAGGCCCGCGAGCGTTATAGCTTCGGTTGGAGTGACCCACTCGGAATGTTCGGCTCACCCGGTTCGTCCTAAGCGAACCCGCATAGAACCTAGGTTTTATGCTAAAGAGAGGCCCCTTCGGGGGCCTTTTTTATTGTCTTTATAAGGGTTACCTGTAACTAAGTCCCGCTACCTGTGTCGTAACTTAATTCGTAATCCGTTACGAATTTACCTAGTTTCCATCCATTTAGCAGCCCGAAAGAAAAAAGTTGCACCCCCTACAGTAAAGTGATATATTGCTGCTAATCCGGGCTTTCCGGTGTATCTGACAGTCCCGGCTGACGACATGCAGACAGATACGCCTAACTTGCATGTAAGGAAATAATCATGGCATTAACCACATTCTCCGGCCCAGTAGCGTCTCAAAACGGTTTTATCAGTGGCACAGCCGCTAGCCCCATCGCAGAAACAACTGCTGGTAACGTATCTGAGTTTTACGCTACCACATCCGCTGCTACTGGCGATACACGTCTGTCGTACAACCGACTGGCCTTTACCTCTACAGGTTCTGGCGAAACTATTCGTGCTTTGACCCAAGTGACAGGTGTTGGTGGCGCTACAGGCGGAACAATCAACGGCGCTCACGTTAGCTTGAGCATCAACGGCTCTGGAACTATTTCTGGTGCTGGTAACGCTCTTCGCGCTACTCTGGGCGGTACATCTACTAACCCCGGCGGCACAATTGCGGCTATTCAAGCTGACTCTGACTTTGCCACTGGTGGAACTTGGACTAACGCTTCGTTTATCCGCTTTACAAACAGCGGTACAGGCACTGTCGCTAACTTGTTTAACGTCCCAGCAGCTATGCTTGTGTCGCAAATTTCAGCGGCTTCAACGCACACAATTAAAATTGTGAATAGCGCCGGAACAGCATACTACTTGATGGCTACAACCGTAGCACCTTAATATGCAGATCACCAAGGAATTCTTGGAGACTGAGATACGTGACCTTGAGATTGAAGCGCAGAAAGCACAAACCTTTTTGATTCAGTCTCAAGCCACGATCCAAGCATACAAGATGCTCGTTAACAGGCTAGATGCCCCCGAACCGGAGCAACAACATGACAATGCAGTATGACGTAAAGTCGTATCACAACACCACAACAGGCGTGGCTGTGGCATATCGCACCCGCCTGAAAGGGGTTGTAGTTTCTCCGTCTACAACGTCCACCTTAAATGTGGTGTTTGCAAACAATATTCCGGAGGCCGCTACTTATGACATCCCCGGAACTACAGTTTGTACGGTAACTTACGCTAATCATGGCCTTGCTATAGGTGATAGAGTTGTTCTAAACTTTACCACTGGAGATGGCGTACCGGACACCTATACCGTTGTCACTGTTCCGACCACAAGTACATTTACTGTAACTACAGGCGTACTAACAACCAGCGGTGCTGTAACGCTGTATCAGGATGTGCTCACTGAGATTGACTGCGCTACTGGGACCTCGTTTTACACGCTAATTCCCGGCGAAGGTATATTGGCCTCTGTAGGCATTTATGTCTTTCTTCCGGCTGCTACGGTAACAACGACCATATTTTACGGATAGGGCTGCATTATGACCATGCAAACTGATGTCCTGTCTTACCACGCAACAACGTCCAAGGTTGTTACTACTAGCCGTGTGCGTCTCAAAGCAATCACGGTATCCCCTGCTACGGCTTCATTGCGTAGTTCGGCTGTGGCTGACCCTACTGTATCCAAGACGGGCACATACGCTCGAACTGCAGCTAGTACCACTGTTACGGTAACAATTACAGCGCACGGGCTAGAAACAGGCGATAGAGTCTTTATGGACTTTACCACTGGCACAGCAGTGGACGGGGTTTACGCAGTTATCAAGACCAACGC